TTAACAGATGGCAGTAAAGTAGAGGTTAAACCTTTTTATGCTGCTAAGATCCCTGAATCTAGAACACAAGAAGCGTTCTCTTGGTTAAGAGATAAAGGTTATGGTGATTTAATTAAAAATCAAATCACTGCATCATTTAACAGAGGTCAAGATAATTTGGCTTCTGAACTTATCAAAGTTTGTAATGAGCATGGGTTTAGATATGTTCAAAAAGAGAAAGTCGAACCTATGACGTTAAAAGCTTTTGCAAAAGAACAAGTCGAAAAAGGTAAGGAGCTCCCGTTTGATTTATTCGGTGTCTATATCGCTAATAAAGCAAAACTAAAAACGAAGGAGTAATATGTCATCAAGTAAAGACGTAGACGTAAAAAAGAACAACGCACTAGCAACGGTTGATATCGAAAAATTTGCTGATCAAGGTTTTGATAACATTGATAGCAAGAGTCTTCAGCTACCGTTTCTAAAAATACTATCTCAACTATCACCACAAGTTACGCAGGGTGATTCTAAATTTATTGAGAAGGCTAGACCAGGAATGATCATTAACACTGTTACAGATAAACTGTATGATGGTGTTAAAGGTATAAGAGTTATACCAGCTTTCTATAAGTTTGAGTACATTGAATGGGCAGATCGTGGTCAAGAAGGCAGCACTGCACCAAGAAATGTTTATCCTGCTGATTCAGATATCATCGCTAAGACGACTAGGGGTGATGATGGTAAGGATAGATTACAAAACGGAAACTACATAGAAGAAACAGCATCTCATTATGTTGTAATTTGTGAAGAACAAATGGCAACAGAGGCTCTGATTACAATGAAGTCCACTCAAAGAAAGAAATCTAAAAAGTGGAACTCTATGATGAACCTTATGCAAGTTCCAAAGAAAAACGGAAAAGGTTTTTTTAGACCTGCACCGTTTACTCAACTATACAGATTAAAAACTGTGCTTGAGAAAAATAATCTTGGATCTTGGTATGGATGGGAAATAACTTCTGAAGGCACATGCGATAATCAAGGTTTAGTAGAAAGAGCTGCTAAATTTAGAGAATCTGTTATGGGTGGTTCTGTTAAAGTTAAACACAACAAAGAAGAACAACAAGAAAAAACACCATTCTAATTATGGATTTTAGTCAAACCTTGGAGCAGTTTAAAACACTGTTCCAAGGATCCCATACTTATTATGGTTCTTCAAAACCTCTAGGCACTAAGAATGCCAAGGGCAAAGAAGAATATTCACATTGGATGAATCAGTTTCCAATGGAGGATAAACACTGGCTTGAGCATTTAGAAGGCAAAGCTTATCATGGATCTATACCAATAAGAGATGACTCTACTTGCTCATGGGGTGTTATCGATGTAGATCGATATAATATAGATCACAAAAAATTTATAAAATTAATCAGAGAAAGAAAATATCCATTAGTACCTTATAGATCTAAATCAAATGGATTGCATTTAATATTACATTTAAAACACAAAGTGCCTGCAGAAGACATGCGTAAAAAATTAATTATGATTGCTTCTGATTTAGGTGTAAATGATACAACCACTGATATTTTTCCAGCACAAGACACCGTAGATTTAAGTCCTGAAAAATGGGATGATAAACAAAAGGGACAATTTGTTAATTTACCATATCAAAATGCAAAATTTTCTACACGATGTGCAATGGATAATGAAGGTAATTCGTTAAAGTTTGAAGATTACCTTAAGTTTGTAAAACAGTTTGTAATTACCAAAGAACATTTTTACGACATCAGACCACAAGGCGAATCAGAGAATAAGGAATGGCCTAACTGTGTAAATAAATTTTTAAGAAACCAAGTCAAAGAAGGTGAAGGCAGAAACGATGCTATGTTTAATGTAGGAATATTAGCAAAAAAAATTAATTCGGATGTTGATTATTATTCTGAAATGATGCGAGATATGAATAAAAAGATTTGCGTGCCACCACTCAATCCCAAAGAGATTAATAAAGTAATAGAACAAGTCGGTAAGAATGAATACAGCTTTAAATGTGGGACTTCAATAGCACGTTCTTTTTGTAATGGATCTAGACAATGTGCTAAAAGAAAATATGGTATTGGTCTTAACGAGGCCTTACCTGAAGTAGGTAAACTAACGAAAGTAAATACTTATCCTGATCCATACTGGTTACTTCCAATACAAGGTAAGGTGGTTCGACTAGAAACAAAACAATTGTACCAACAACAATTATTGGGAGAGAAACTATTAGCACACGATATCGTTTGGCGGCCATTGAAACCAAGTAAACGTGACCCAGATCCTTACAGAGATTGGTTAGAAGAATTAATTACTAATAAAAAAGATATGGAAGATGTAAATCGTGAAGACGAGAGAAAAGAAATATTCAATACAAGAATGGTTAAATTTATTGAAGATACCAATGTTGTTGATGAATTTGATCAGATCGACCATGATAATATTTGGCAGGACAAAGAAGAGGTAAGATTTAAGCTAGATACATTTAGATTATTTATGAAAAAACAGGGGTATAATTGGTCTGAAAAAGAATGTACTATGTATCTAAAGGAAAACGGTTGTGGCCAAAGCAAAAAATTCCAAGGCAATAACACGAGACATTGGTTCTCCGAGTTGCCAAAACAAACAGAGCATAAAAATAAAAATGTCAAATTTAATAAAGCAAAAGCTCCATGGGAAAACAATTAAATTTTTTGGTCCACCGGGCACTGGAAAAACACACCGGTTGCTTCAGCGTGCTAAAAGATTTTTAAGAAGAGGTATATCACCCGACGAGATTTGCTACATATCGTTTACAAATAAAGCTGTGCAAGAATGCTTGGACAGGGTTAGGAAAGAATTCAAAGGCTACGATGAAGATGATTTTAAATATTTTAGAACATTACATAGTTTGGCAAGACAACAGTTTGCAGAGATACCTGTATTAGATCCACGTGTAGATATGCTGCAGTTTCATACCGAGTATGGCACAGTCAAATTAAATTACAAACCTAATTGGGATGATCAAAATGTATATAATAATTGGTCCTTACAAATTTACGATAAGGCGAGGAACATGAAGGTCGATCCTGTAGAGCTTTACAAAAAAGAACCACGTAAAAGAGTTAGACTTCAACAATTCAAATCAATCATACATAACTATGAAAGATATAAGACCTATGAAATAGAACCAGGTAAATTTAAAAATGATAGACTAGATTTCACCGATATGGTTGAGAAGTATATTAAATCAGGGTTGGCAATAAATTTTAAAGTTTTAATGGTAGATGAAGCTCAAGATCTTACCCCTCTGCAGTGGGACATGGTTGTAAAATTAGCTATGCATGCAGACAAAGTTTATTTAGCAGGAGATGATGATCAAGCGATCTACGAATGGAATGGTGCGAATGTATATTATTTTCAAACATTCCCTGGTCGTTCTAAAATATTAGATAAATCTAGAAGACTAAATAAACGTGTGCATTTTTTAGCAAAGTGTTTGTTGAATGGTATGGAGGGACATAGGGTGATAAAGAATTTTGAATCTAACAATAAAGAAGGTGAAATCTTTCGTTGGAGTTCTTTGCGTAAAGTGCCTTTTGATATGACAGGTAATTGGATGGTGCTTGCAAGAATCAATGATGTAAAAAAAGAATTGCAAGGTGAAGCTAAAAATATGGGTTTGTATTTCCAAGATATGAAAGGCAACAAATCTTTTGATATGAATCAATGGAAAGCTATACAAGATTGGGGTAAAATTTGTGATGGTGGTGCAATTACAAGAGAGGACGCTTGTAATATGTACAACTATCTTCTTAATATAGATCACGGCTACCGGTCAGCGGACAGCAAGAAGTGGAGCTTTGCTCACCCAAACCAAGTATTTGATTTTGATCAGTTACATTTACAAGGTGGAATGGTAGAAGATAAAACAGATTGGCAGACAGCTTTCAAAAGAAAATTTAAAGATAGTGATAAAAAATACTTTGTCAAACTTATTGATTCGGGAGCGAACTTAGATGACCGAGCACCTATACTTATTGATACAATACACCAGGTCAAAGGTGGTGAGGCAGACAATGTAGTGTTGTCGTCTAAATGTAATTTCCCTTCACATTTTGATAGAAAGTCATTGATAGATAAGATACAAGAACTACGTGTTTGGTACACAGGAGTAACAAGAACTATTAACACACTACACCTATTAGGAACGTTTCATAAGTATAACTTTCCATTGAGTAAATATTATAAATTGTATAAAAGTAATTATGTCAGTATTTAAAAAACAAGAAGGCGGCTCACATTATCAAAAGTTTAAGATCCAACCGGCACAATACTCAATCAAAAATGATTTACCATGGCCCGAAGGAGAGGCTATCAAATATATTACACGCCACAAACTTAAGGGTGGTAAGAAAGATTTATTAAAGGCTAAACATTGTATTGATATGATTATTGAAAGAGATTATGAGTCATCAACTTAATTTTATTTACTCTGATTCTGACTGGGTTTGTCCTTCAGAGTATCCTGATCTGCGTGCAGCGGATGAGATAGCAATAGATTTAGAAACTAAAGACCCTGAACTAAAAAAATATGGTGCGGGTTCCC